CGCGCCCGCGAGGGGGGGGAAGAGGGACGCGAGAAGGCCAGCACCGATCTTAGACATGATCTTCGCAGCCGCCATTTCAGCGATGAGCCGCAAGAACATATCCTTGATCGTCGAGAATAAATCCTTAAATGAGGACACGCCTTTTATGAAAATGTCCTCGAAGAAACGCGCGAAGTCGTCTTGCATTTCATGGAGCATCCGCTTGGTAGTCTCGCCTACGGCGGCATCTTTCTCGATGCTTTTGGCTAACGCCGCCCCAATGTTGTCGATGTCCCTGACGGTGCCCTTTGTCGCCGCATCGAGGTCGTCCAGTGCGCTAAGGGTGACGCCCTTGTCGATCCCGAGAGCTTTGTCAGCCAACTTCTCCCATACTTGAGATGCGCCGAGAAGTTGCCCACTCCCCGCCTTCACCATCATGGCAAGGAAATCATCACCCGCCTTTTCCGCTTTCTCAAATTCAGCAGCGAGACGACGAAGTTCACTGGCTGACTGGCCCACCGTTACACTGACCGTCCCCATCGAGTTCTGGCGACCGACGTTTGTATTGATGTCGTCCTGCGTTTTCTTCGCTACATCGCGAGCAAGCAGGGCGCGCAGGGCGCGGAGTTCTCCTCGGTCTATTTCTACCTGTGCCTGTGCCTCGGCAAGCCGTCCCTCAAAGTTGTACTGAAGGGGGTTTGCCTGAATCGCGTTGGCCTTCGCCATGTCTGCAACTATCTGCGCGACCTTCGAGTTGATCTGCTTATTCTGCTCACCGAACGTACCGCCTGCGACCTTGTTAAGAACATTCTCGATTGATCTGGCTAGTTCGTCATTGGCCTTCGCTGCCTCGCGGGCGTCCTTTGTAATGAGGTAGTAAACCCCAATGCCAGCAGCAAGAACGGCGAGGGCTCCGGCGGTTTCTATCGTGCCGAACGCGAATCTTCCGAGAGAGGCGCCGAGGAGTCCGAACACCGGATTGAGGCCGAGCGCCCTATCCGTGACGGACGCGAGCCCGCGTTCAAGGCGACCAACCGACAACGAGTGCTCACCGACCTTCCCCGCGGCCTCTGCCTGCATCGCCGCCCACGCGCCCATGTTCCGCGTGCCCGCAACAGTCGTGACCGAGGTTTCTTTCACCGCTTGCGTTAACGGAGACGTTGACGCGACGATCTTGCTTGCCGCCCGCTCACCGCTCACACCCATAGCGTCGAGGTTCGCCGTCGTCTGCTTTATGGAAGCGTTCGCGGCGGTGTTCTCGACTGTGAGTGAAAGCGTTGCTAGATCGGCTGCCATTTACTTCGCTTCTCCTTTCGGTTCGGCAGGATTCAGTAGAACAGCGTCCAAGAGGAAAAGCGCGCGAACCTCATCGGCATCAGGCGTGATTCCCATAATCCGGGACCACTCGCCTATCGTGCCCCACGTCAGCGGATTCATTCCGTTCATACCGACACCGCTCCGGGCGTGGAGTTCGTAGAGCCATCCGAGTAGAAAACGGAGAGAGTCGGGGCATTCCGGCCCCCGGAGTTCGGCCATAGCGGACGCTGCGCCGCGTTCAGCCGCGCGTTCAAGGTGCTGTCTAGCGGGAATACCGTTCGTGTCACGCTCATTGAGCTTGGCTTGGTGACGGACGTGCGCGACAAGTTGCTTCAGCTCTTCTTGAAAAAACGTGCTCTATCACCAATCGCCTTCGAGAGCTGTTCGGAAATCCAACGGAAGCGGGGATCAGCGTAGAGGTTCCGCGCCACGTTCTCCTTGCACTCCAGCACCTTGCCGTCAACCGGCGGCAAGTGCCACGCGATTGTTGCTGCCGCGAGCTTGTCTATAGTGTCGGCTTCGCCTGCTTCTGCGTCACCGGGACTCCGGTTCTTGCGGATCGCCTCTAGGTAGCGGTCGAGCTGCTTCCGCTCTTTCGTTCTCACCTTCCCGGCATCGTTGCCGAGAATGGTGATCGAGTAGGGAACGCCGTCGTCATCCACAAACGGGATTTCGGGGGTGAAGGGGTGCTCTAGCTCAACTACCGTGCCCTCTTCTGCCGCCGACTTTGTATCTAGTGTGGAAAGATCAAATGCGGTCATTGCGTGCGTTCTCCTCAAGAGAGTCCCCACGTCTAGCCGATGGCACGCCCGCTAGAGACATCTGCCCTTCGCGGCACCGACTAAACGGGGAACAGTTTTTTGGTTTCTCTTTACATCTCCGCGAGACGTGCGCTCACGGTTTGCTGCTAGGCCGCTGATGTCGAAATGGTTAGGAGTGTGTCATCGACGCCGGTAACACTTTCCGATTTCCCGGAAGTCCACGGCAAAACTTCCACCATCGCGCCGTCATTGCCGAGTTGTGCGTCAGCGGCAGTCAGCTTCACGCGCGGGACGAAGATGCCGATGGACGCCTTTGGTTCCGACCCCGGCTCGACCAAGAGGATATGAAGCGCCAGCTCCGTCTCACCCAAGAACTGCGTGACGTTCGCCAGGTCCGCACGAACGAATGACAGCGAGCCGGTAAGGGTCGCGTCGTTGTCGAAGATGTCCGGCGTGACCGACGATCCGATTACCGGCTCCGTCTTGGCCGCAATGGTGTACTTGAGACTGAACGCCGTGCAGTTCGCGACATCGGTTCCGTTATAGGAAAGCGATGCGTCCGCGAACACAAGCCTGATCGCGCTATTGAGCGTCGGGCTTATGTAGTACGGAGAGGCACCCGAGGCCAGCACCGCGCCCGAAGCGCCGAGCACGGAAATAGCTGCCGTCGTGTTTCCGTCCGGCGCGCCCTGGATGTCGAGGCTGATGAACTTGCAACCACCGAAAACTTCTGAAACGTCAATGTCCTGGTTGTACTCCTCGATATAGAACGTCCGCTTGGTAGCCGTCGCGCCGTTCTTTAGTTTCTTGAAGATCGTGATCGTGCAGGCGGTGTCCGCAGCCTGAATTGTCAACGGCGTACCCATAACCGTGACTACCAACCCATTCGCACTAATGGTCTTGACGCGGAGATTGATCGCGTTGTTAGCCGCAGTGCTCATATTGGCAAGCCGGAATACATCGCCCTCGCGTAGTCCCGCCGTGAGCAGCGTTGTGGTGCCGACGAAAGTGAGCGTGCTAGTGTCGGTGACCTGAAGGCTCGTGCTACCGGCGCTGTTGTCCATCGTGATCGTCGCGGCAGCTACCCACGTCGAGCGCATCGTGGCCTCAAGAATGGTATCCAGGCCACCGACGGTTATAGGCACGTTGTAGGAGCCATCCGCCATCCGCGAACCAAGCCTCGCCATCGAGGACAGCATATCGCTACGCACTTCCGGGTTCTGGATTAGCGTTCTCTTGAGCGACATACCGGGCGAGGCGTCAATCCTTAATTGCAGTCCCGACCCCGTTCCCGGCGCGGTATTGAATACACCCTCAACCCTGTACGCAACTACAACATTTTTTCCTGTCTGGCTCGACATCTCTGTTCTCTCTTAGCTAGTGGTGGGTTGGTTTAAGCAGCAACGAGGTTTGTGGAGTACGATCTCCACGGGATGGTGATTGTGATCGCAGTCCAGCCGCTTGTGAGCGGAATCAGTTGGCCCGTCTGCGTTGAGGTATCTCCACGGACGCGGACGACATTTGAGCCAGCCGTGATATTGGTGCCGGGGGTGAAGAGAGCTTTGATCGCTTCCGCGTACTTCCTGATTGCAGACACACCGACGCCGGACACGCCGAAGATTTTTACAACGTACAACCCAGTCTCTTCGAGGAATCCGCCGGACGCAGGGCCAGCCACAAGCGTCATCGTCGCGGGTACGAACTCTTCCTCGATGTAAGGACGGCCCGGTGTCGGGGTCAGCGAGATGTTCTCGTATGCCCGAATAGCGGGAACACCGCAGACGATTGAGCGTGAACCCGCAGAGGCTTCAGCACTTCTCGCGTTCGCGGTCGTGAGGGTCAGCGCGGTTACTCCGGTCAGTACGTCAACCGTATTCGTCGTGAAGCCTGTTGGGGTGATCTCCATTCCCACGGAGAAACCATCGGTCACGAACGAACCAGAGGCACGCGCATAGCCCGTCGTCGTCGCGGAGAGCGTTGCTGTTCCCGTGGTGGCCGCTACAGCGGTGAGTGCGCGGGTGCGTAACGCGAGATGACAGGCCAAAAGATCAATCACGCGGCCAGGTCCTTCGTAACCTTGTCAACGACAGCCTGAAACCCCGCTCTCGTGTGAGCAACGCTCCACCTTCCGCCGATAGCCGAACGCTGCATATATGGGCCGCCGCCCGGGCGCGCGATGCCGTCTTCGTTACTCTCGGCGTAGGGGCAAAACGTCCCGATGACGGCGACATTGGGCGATTCCCAAACCGGAGAATTGAAGCCCGGCGTACCGCCTTCCATTCCGCCAAGCCACGACGCGAGAAGATTCCCCGCGATAACACCCGGCCCTGAATCCTGAACGACTTGCCCCGGCGCTCCCGTTATGGTCGAGCCGTACACGATGGAGTTGGTGAGTTCCGCGACAGTGCCCGCAAACACTTCTTGTGCAAGACCGCTGATGTGCGCCGAGAAGTTCATTAGTTGGGAGGAAAACGAGCCGCCCGCTCCCGTGTTCCCCTGAAATCCACTCGGCATTGAGCCGGAATAATCCTTCCCAAATTCGTCGCTCATCGGCTGATTATTACGTAATCGCCGAGCGCGTCACCCGCTGGAGAAGTCGGATCAATCTTCTTGACTGCGTACACGTTCCCGCCCCACGTCACGGAATCGAGAAGCGACGGCATCTGTCCGAACGTCGTGGGCGTGAAGTACAACGTCCGCGCGTCAGACGTGATTAGGCTCAACGCCTGAAGCGTGATAGGATTATTCGCGGCGCCAACCGCGTAGCCCGTGACGGTCGTTACCGTCGCGCCCGTGGTGGTGTCAGTCGCAGCGTCGTAACTGCCCGCAGTGGTGTGCGAAAACGTGACAGCTACGCCCTTACGCGTGACTGTGGCGAGGGCGCGACTAGCTACCGGCGTGTAGTCGGTCATCGGATGAGCCGCGTCTGGCCGGAGCCGATTGCCAACAGCGGGGCGATCTGGCGCATCACGCGGGGATACCGCGCCAAGCCCTGCGCCCTCTGCGATGGCTCGGCATACGTGGTTGAGATCGGCCCCACGCTCTCGCTCTTGATGGAGATCGTGGAATCGAGGGACGCCGTATCGGTCGTGCCGTCAGCCAAGAACTGGAATGCCAACTCGCAAGCCGCGTTCTTAATCCGCTGCGGGATGACGTTGGAATCGAACAGCACGTAATAGCTCGACGTTCTATCGGGATCGACCGCTAGTTGACGAGGCCACGCAAGCGTCTGTGTGCCGTCCGTCCGGTATCCCTGATAGATGACCGCCGACAGCTCACGGGACGCCTCTATGAGCGCGGCCTTTTCGGATTCCGTGCAAGCGGTTCCGGTAACCGTAGTCCATCCGGTGAGATTGAGCCGGGTGGCTGCAAACGAAATGGCCTCGGATTCAAGCACGAATGAATTGCCCGTAGCGGAGCCCGCCGCAGCATCAATTACGAGCGCCACCTACTTCTTTCCCTTGCGCTTCGGTGCAGCCGGTTCCGCCGACACCGTAGCATCGGCGGGGGAGGGGACGACAACGCCGCCCGTCTCGGATGGAGAGGCCAACGCTTCGACGGCGAGCGGGTGATCCTTTTCGATCAGCACTTCGCGCCCGAACTTCGGGATGTAAACCCTAACAGTCTCAGCCATCACTCGCGGCATCTATTCCCTTTGTTCGTATTTGGAGAGAGTGAAACAGCGGGGGGCACCCAGAGCGATTAGCCCCGGATGACCCCCGCCCTTAATTCAACTACGCCGCATCCGCGCGAACCGCGAGATTCGGGTCAAGTACCTTGACGCCGTACAGCACGTCGAGCGCGACGTTCACGGTGCTCGTGTCGCCGATGTAGAACAGTCGGCTACGGAGCGAGATGCCCGTGAGAGGATCGGAGATCGTGGCGATCTTCGCCCCGAGCTGGTTCCCGATGTCGGAAAGGGGAGCGGTCGCAAGCGCGAACGCATTGGTGTGGAATGCAAGGTTCTGCGTCTTGGAAGCACCACCGAGGAAAACGGTGACGACTTCCGCACCGGCTGTCGCCTTCTTCAGGCCCGGTGTGATGGTGAACGAGAACGCCGTACCGTCGGCATCCGTCGCATCAGCCGCAACATTGTACTGCTGTGAATCGCCGGTGATCGTTACGATGTCGCCCGTCTTGACCGTGATTCCAGCCGTGACAGCGGAAATGACAATCGTGGTCGCGCCGACAGCGTTAACGCCGTCAACGGTTCCAGCGGCATCAGCCGCAATGCCAGAGGTGTGCGAGGGCGCGTTCTGGTTCGCCCAAGTGTCGTACCCGAACAAACGGCCCATCGAGCCGTCGCGGAGTGCGGAGTCCTGCTGGCCGG